CTGTAGTAATTGTAATGTCTCCCGGTTTTAGCGCAGGATAACCTTCGTCTGCTAAAATTCTAGGTATGATAACGTCTTTGTCGGGAGAAATGGTTCCACTTTTTGTTTCTATACCGGGAGCTTGAAAACCACTCCCACTCATATCAAAATTAGCATTATACGCAGTAAATGAAGCCGAAGCAGCAGGTAAAGCTCCAACTGCTCCTTGAGTTGTATAGTTGTTTATATAGCAATTACCAAAAGATATAACATGATAATCTGGGGCGTTTGGATCTATAGATTGATAAATATCAGGAGATAAAAAATCTTCTTTTTGGTAAAATTTATTTATATCATCTCCTTCTTGATTAACTACCAAATATATATTTTTACAATCTCGGTACTGATTCACCGGGAAGGTTTCCCAATATTTTTTATTAGTTCTACCTTTATTTTCTTCAAAAAATCCTGACAATAAAGACACATCTTCATTATTATTGTAATACGGTCTACCTTCGAAAGGAAAATTATAGAGGGGGTAATTTACGTTAAAACCGAGCCTAGCTTCATTTTTTGTTCCGCAGAGTAAATAATTAAAAGATAAATCAACACTAGGGTAATTTATAATAGGTCTATCTACTATACCGCGCTGATTTAGCTGAAGTATATCTTCATGAGGAATATTAATTTGATAACTAACAGACTGTACCCGGTCTATAGGATTTAAACGGTTTATTTTCTGAACTAGATTGCTATGATCATTAGTGGCAGCACCACCATTGTAGTCAAAATAATTATAACCACTTTCCGGCGCAGGCCCTACGAATAAAGCCTGACAGTTGTAAATTACATTCGGCCTCGCCATTATTTTTTCCCTTCATAGACACTAGCGTAAAGGATTCCAGCCAAGAAGTCGTCCACTTGATGCTCTAAAGCTACATCTTGGACTTTCTTAACCCTTTCATGATTTCTATCCGTAGGCTCCGCAGCGTATCTTCCAGCTTTAGCTAACCAATTTTCAGGATCTTCGTTAGCAATAACTATATTCGCAATTTCTTTTGCAACTTGTTTTTGCTGTTTACTTAGCCTTTTTCTATTATGAAGCTGTCTTAAAGAAGACTCTACCTCTAGATTAAGCTTGTCGGAAAGACTTAGATTCTCTTGAATAGTAGATAAGCTAAAATGTACTTTAGCTTTTGTTCCTATTGGCGTTTTAGTATCAGTTTCTTTTGGCGTGTTGGAACCAGAAGGTCTTCCTGTCATTTGGGGGGCTTTCGCTCCCCCTATAATTGGTTGATATAAGCCCTCTTCTTTCAGATCCTTGAATTTGCGTTGAGACTCTATAGACTCTTCTAAAGTAGGGAATCTTCCAGACTCAATTGCTTGAACACCTTCTTCTGGAGTAAGAACCCCAAGCTCTATTAATCTACTATAGATTCTTGAATATACTGAATTATCTTTTAAATCGACATCTTCAAAATGTGCAGTAGGATAGTTTTTAAAACCCATTTCCCTAGAAACTCTTCTAATCTCAGGCATCAAAAAGTTTTCTAGAAAGACTCTACGTCCCTGTTTTAGTCTTTCCATGAATACCTGAACTTTTATACTGGTATTCGCAAATTTTTCATCACTAAGAAGAATATTATTAAGACCCATTTGAATATCTTGGTTAACTACCTCATATTTTTTTGAGTCAAGAATATTTCCAATGTCTGGTATTACAAATTTAGCATCAGTTGTATAGTCAGATATAAGGACACGACCTACAGATTCATTTTCAAAAAGTTTCTGCATCGCAGTAAGGTTTTGTTGATTAACTCCACCTTCTGCTGGCTTAGTACCCATAGTTACCAGTAATATAGCTTGATTGGTAGTCCTAGCTACCGCCATATCCATTTGTTTCATCTCCTGCTTCCAGTTTATATCTTCTAAGACCGGATACCCCATAGGAACCGCAAACGGCTCGTAATCCTGCTTTTTGTAAAACACAGCAGCTAGCCTCTCTGTGTCTAGAGGGATAGTAATTGCAGCTGCTCCTACATTTTTTGAGCTTTGAATTAATTTTTTGGTTTCTTCAGGAAGACTTTCGTAAACTTCTTGCTCTTCTTCAGTCTGAGGGTATCTGAGTTTTTGTAATTCGTAATCAGTAACGACCTTGTAATAAATACCAGTACTGAAAGTGATACTACCTTGAAGTTGTATATCCGATGGGTTTAGAATAATATATTTTGCTGGGATCTCTAACTCATCGGAAGCTTGAGCCAATCCAAATGTCTGGTTTATCTTAAGAGCATCAGACCGATCCATCTTAGCATTAAAGCGATAGAGAAAAACATTTCCCGATCTGTAGTATTCTCTAAAAAACCTGCTCTGCAAGTCTCCAATGTTAATTTTTCTAAATAGGGTCTCAAAAAACTCTCTAGACTTTTTACTGCCTCCGGTATAGTAAAGATCACTAATAGAAAACTCTGTCATTAAATCTATCGTATTTCTGAAAACGGAAAAGTTATAATACGCTTTTTGACACAGGATAATAGTATCTCTAACGTCAATATTTGAATTATTTTTAACGCCATGAGAATATTTAAACGGTATCATACCATTCTCAATATTCCTAAACCTGTCAGTTCGCGGAATATCAGCCGCTACGTTTCTACGAGTCCTTGTCTGACTAGCTGTCGATTCATGCATAGCCATCAAAGGTTCCGAGCCTTGTTCCGTTTTCTTCCTTACTGCCATAATTTAATATAATTTTACACTTAACCAAACATTTTGGGAGTAAACGTATAGTTAATTTCCTCTTGTTTGGTATTTTTAATATCATTATAGGCCTTAATTGCCCAATTACCTAACATTAGTGTGGTATAATTATCTTTCCTAGCTCGGTTGACAGAGCTACTGCGACGTAAGTGTTGAGGTAAATCAAAAGTTTGTGCTCCTTTAGCTGTGGTCTTGACTTCAACTAAAGCACACTGCTTTTTAGTTTGATGAATCATGTCATCTTGGAACTCTATAAATTCGCCTTTTGTATCGTGAGGGGTAAGTTTGAGAGGGACTGCCTGATTAGTAGCTTTATCGAAAAAACTTCCACAAGCAGCAGTTCTAGATCCGAACCAAATACGACGATGGTCAATAGAAGCCTGTAGGTATTCGTTAGCTTCTCTTAAGAAAGTAGTAGAAAATAACTGTTTAAAGCAGATAGCACCTTCTTTTTTGTTATACTGACCCTTAGCCTTGAGTAACATATTTTGATAATCGACTCCTGATTTATCACTATTATAATCGAAAAACTTAAGATTAATTTTTGAGTTAGTAAATAATTCAGACTCGTTAGCGCTATCAATAAATTGGTACCCGGCATTATCAATGATAATTAAACTTAAATCAAAGCTTGTCACTATATAATAAATGTATTTTATATGATCTTTGAGATTTCCCCCAGCTACAGCATAAGAGTGAACTAACGTAGAGTTATTAGAAGCGTCTGGGTCGATTTCCAAAACGGACATGGCGAAATAATCGGAGCTAGGACTATTACTAAAACTTGGGTCAATTGCTAGGATATACTGTTGGTCTTTAGCGCCCTTTAAAAGTGTGTTAGGTTTTTCGCCGTCTGGAATAGTACAATCGTACATTTTCTTTGCACTAAAATAACTATCACTTCCATCAGTAAACTGAGCGCAATACTCTCGTAAAAAAGAAGAGTTTGAAGAACCTCCTGATCGAGCTTCTTCTATAACTGTAGTATCAATCATATCGGGAGGGATGGAATCAAAGCCCATTTGAGATATGAAATAATTTGATTGTAAAATATCATCAGAATAAATATTCCCCATCCATTCTTTATAGGTTTTGTATAAATTCTCAAAGCTGAAACTCGCTGAAGATAAAGCTATCATTTTAGAATTATTCCTAAACACTATTCTATGCTTTTCCTCCATATCTCCTTTTGCTATGAGTTCATCCTCCATTTCTCTTATTTTAATTCTTTCTGCCATATCTTGAGGAGCTACCAGAAACGGCATGAGAACACTTTTGATTGTTTCTTCAGGTAATAATAGGAACTCGTCCAGTACCAAAATGTTAGCACGAAATCCTCGAATTTTTTCACCACTTAAAGGAATAGCAGTAATAGTACCTTCATTGATTTTCCACTCAAACTGATCATTACGTTTGGATTTAACGCCGAAAGCATGAGCTAACATTTGAGCCTCTTTAGACTCAACAATCTTTTCTATGTTATTAAAAATAAATCGAGCTGTACGGAAAGTAGGACCAGCAATTAATATTTTTGTCCTAGGTTCAAAAACACATTGTAAAAAACAATAAACCGCCGCTATAAAACTTTTACCACAACCACGCCCCCAAACGCACATATTAAAGTTACGATTAAAAAATGCTTTTAATGTAATCTCTTGAAAAGGAGCTAATTTAATACCTGACAAAAGTTCTGTCGTAAAACCTAAATTTTGACGAAGAAATTTAGCTAAAGTTATTTTAGCTTGTCTATCTGTTATTTCTCCTTCTATTTTTCTATACTCTTCGTTTAGGTTAGGTAAAGAGGTTTTATATTTTTCTGGACAATACCACATTATAATAATTTTAAGTCGTAAGCTAGCTGAAGATCAAATTTATCTTTTAAAACATCTGATAATAAAAGTTTTTTAACTATCCTCACGCATTCTTGTCTTCCGTCTACGAAAAGAAATTGTATGTGGGGGTATTGCTGTATTAAGTCCCTGACATTATGAAAAATAAAATCAGGAGTAACTCTAGTATTTTTTTTATACACATGAGCTAATTTATTGAAAGCAAGACACTCTTCTATTTTTCTTTCAATTAAAATAACCATATAAGCGTCTTCTTCCGCAGCTTTAGATATTTCGTTTTTAAACCTTCCTAGACCGGAACTAAGAGTACCAATTAAATCAGGTACAGATTTTCTTTCTATGTAAGTATTATGGGTCTTAGCTTTATCATTTAAACAGTAGTCCCCAAATTTCAAACCTTTTACCTCTGTAGGGAAATCTAAAATTCTCAAAGGCTTCTGTTCTCGTGAGTCGATATATATTAAATGATCTTCGTTAAATTTTTCTTTGAAAACCATTTTTTTTGGAAGATCTGACAATTTATTTTTAAACCCTAAAGATTCACAAAGTTTATAATAATTATCAAAAATAACTTCATAAAAAGGAATAGGAGGAAAGGGTAAGGTTCTCAGTTCAACTTGTGTCGGGGAATACTCTATATTTTTTTCGAGCTTTCTTTTTACAAGTAAATTTTTACAATAATCTCTAGCTTCTTCAATCGGAATCTTTTTGAGCCAACTTTTTAAACTTTTTTTATCATTAAAGTCTGAAGAAAAATACTGATCTTTATTTTTAAACTTGATAAGTTTTTTTGTATGTAAATCATATCTAGGGTAATGATTGTGATAGTAATCTTTTACGGAAATTTTATGAGCTTTCAAATGTAAATGAAGCCCTTTATCTTTTGTAAATTCTTTCTTACATATTTTACACTTAACCATTTAAAACCTCTTCTTCGCTTATACCCATTATCCTAGACTTTATCTCCTCCATAGACCCGAGTCTTTCTATCTCCGAAGAAATATTTTTACGTCTAAGGTCGGCTATCTTAATCATTTTATTGCGAGACTCTTCATCTTTCCAAAGTTCTACCAGATTTAAAATAGAAGCAGATTGCTGCATCTGTTTACTCATCCGTTGGCTTCTTTTTTCTTTTAACTCATTCAGTAGTTTAGTTTGCCTGTTTACACATTGATTATATTCAGTTTGTGCAGTATTGATTGCTTCAACCAAACTCATTGCCATCCTGCGGCCTTCCGTATCTTCAGCGTTTTGATCTAATAGAGTTTGCAGTCTTTCAACTCTTCGTTGGATATTCGAAGCTATTACCACCTCTGCTGATAAAACAATATACTGATCCACCTCTTCTTGAGTAAGGTCATCTTTGTCCCATGTATATCTTACAAAACTACTCTCGAATAATTCCCTATCAGTTTCTATAGAATATGTACCAATTTGATGTAAGAATCGATACGTATGCATGTACCCGATTAGTGTGGAAAGATTTCTTTTATGTTTAGAAGTAACTTTATTTTTATCTATACCGTTATGAACATACTTATTAACTCTTACTAATGCTCTTGCTTCAGATTTGGGGGGAGCATATCCTCCTTCCGGGGTCTCTTCAGGTGTAACGCCAGAGTACTTTACCTTATTGTCTATATT